AAGAAAAGCTACCAATGACTTACAGAACAACAGGGAGTGACCTTACTTATAAATATAGAGTTCGTGTCCTCACTCCTAGAAACGAGAAGTTCGATGAGTACATCATCGCAGCTACTAAAGAGAGAGCTAAGCAAGCACTACTAGATAAGTATGGCAAGGATCATAAGGCTCTCGTCTTAGATCAGGAGCCAGGCAGTGTCTTCAAGTAAGGAAGTAAGCAGAGGGCCATGCCCTAACTGCGACACAACCAAGGGAATGATCCTCTTTGATGACGGACATTCCCACTGCTTCGCATGTGATCACCAGATCCAACCAAAGAAAACAATAGAGAAGTCAATGCCAATAACTAGATCAACAAGCAAGCTGCTTAAAAACTTGCAGCCATTCAAGAAGGAGTGGCGTGGTATCACTGTTGAAACTCTTAACTTCTTTAGCTATTGCCAAGCTTTCTATCGTGAGCAGCAGGTGCACGTTGCTACTTACAACGATCAGCAAGGACTGCCATGTGCACAGCACCTACGATTTAGAGACAAGAGATTTATCTGGATCTCTAATGATGGCATAAGTAACCTGCAATTCTGGGCACAAAGCAAGTGGCGGCAGAACCACGGCAGAGAATCCAATGTGTTCTGTGTAATTACAGAAGGCGAGAAGGATTGTATGTCAGTGAGTCAGGTACAAGGCAACAAGTTTCCTGTCGTATCACTGCCTTCAGGTACACAGTCAGTTAAGAAAGCAATAGGTGCAAACCTTAAGTGGCTGAGTCAATTCGCATGGGTGGTCATCTGCTTTGACAATGACACACCAGGAATCCAGGCCAGTCAAACTGCCTTGGAACTATTGCCAGCAGGCAAGGTCGCTATCTGTCGCATCCCTGCTCCATACAAGGATGCCAACGACATGCTTGTTGCTGGTAAAGGTGCAGAGTTAAAGGATCTCCTATGGAAGGCCACCCCAAGCAGACCTGATTCCATAAAATGTGCGTCAGATTTATGGGATGTACTAATAGAACCTAACGCCAAGGCTATTGTTCACTTGCCTTGGACTCAACTGAATGAGAAGTGTAAAGGTTTTCGTTCTAATGAGATGTGGTGTATAGCAGCAGGCTC